AATGGTGCGGCCATCACTGTTAGCACGCAACTCTAAATTTACAGAATAATTTCTGTTTTCCATTTTTTCTTCAGACATAGTTATTATCCTCTACTGTATTTTGAACATTATCTTGTAATGAAGTATCAACTCCAGGGTTCATATCTTCTTCATAATCCATAGGATCAAGGTTTTCATAATTTCTTACTTCATCAACAGTTAAAAAGCCGTTAGATAGAGCCACTGCATAAGCATCATATCTGCTTGCAGTATCAGTTTTTAATAATGAATCATATTCAAATGCGGCAACTTGACCGCGAACTAATAAATCAGAAAATGCCGCTTCTATTCTTTCGGCTATTGGTTGTATTGACCATTTAACCAATTGTAGATTTTCTTGTTCAACATTTGAATAAGTGCGGCTAGAATTTGGTGAACCTAAGAAGTAAGGCGGCAAGCCTAGGATGTTTGCCGCCTCGGTTAATCCGGCTGTTTGTGCCTCAACTAATTGAGATTCAGCCGCGTTGCTACTTAACACTTCAAAATCAGTAGATGAGTTCATAACCACAGGTGATCTATTGCGTGATGAATACATTGCCATCCACGCGCTCTTTAACGCATCCGCTTCTTCTTGTGTTAAATCCGGATTGGCCGATTTAATAACGGCGGTAGGATTCACGCCACCATCAAAATATCTTGCGGCGTATTCATTGATTGCAATTTCTTTACCTAATGCTTGTTTAGCAACGGCAAGAATACCTTTACCAACTAAATCACCTGGCATTGTAAAATTTTTAATGTGCATGATTTCTGATTGATCATAAGATTTTTCATCAATCTTGTAAATAACACGGCCATTCTCTTTTGCTACCTGCACGCGGTCAGGTGACACAGGATAAATTGAATCAGGTAATCCATTTGCACCGGGTTCGCCTAACACTGCAATATAATTACCATGAACAATTAAAGCGGCGGCCATTGCACTAATTGTTTCCATTCTTGTTTCATTTGGCACTGGGCGCATCAATATTTGTGGCGTTGGCATAACCTTGCGTTTGTTACGGTATGCACAAAGCGGTAAAGCACCAATAGCATCACTAATTAAAGTTATGCCGCGATAAATTGCAGGTATGCCTAATGCAGTATTTTGATCCACATAAGCACCTGCCCAATTGCCTTCAAAGAATCTACCAACGCGACCTAGAGAATCAATGTAACCTTGTGATGTATAAACCATTGAAGGTTGTATTTGTCTTTTAAGCAATCGGCCTAGCATTATTTACCTCTGTTTTCCAAAGCAATACCAAATAAAACTAAAAACACACCCGATAATATTACCGCCACAACTGGGTTAAATGTTGCGACACCTGCAACTGTTAGTAAAGAACCTATAATTTGTAAAACTGATGGTATGTATTTCATTAGTATATTTTACTCCTTGCCACTGGTAAATCTTCTATTTTGGTGACTACTCCATAGCGTGCCAGTGTAACCGCTACAAGTGGTGTGATGTTAGTTGTGCTTTGGCGATTCCATGCCCAGGAATCACCCAATGGCCTTTTAGTTGAACCCATAATGGCTGTTTTTAAATTGGGATCATCTAAGTGGCATATAGTTTTGGCTTGTACTGCATCATAAAATGAACCACATGCCATAGCGTAATCACGCAAGTGAATAGACATAACGCCAATGTTTTCTTTTTCCAGTTCGGCTATGAGTGATGCCGCCGGTGATCCAGTATCAATTACCACCTTTGTGTTATATTTTTTACATAACTCAACTAAGCGTGGCAATACCCATGATGTACCTTCTTTACACTCAATCAATTCAACCGGCGTAAAACCCCTTACTAAACCTGATGCACCAATAGAAGCCTTATCACGCTCACGCGATATATCTACACCAAACACAATTTCATTGCCCACTGCAATATCTGTTCTAGCCAAAGAATCCCACAATTCGGTATTGATTACTTGTACCGCATCCCTAGATGGCCAAACATTTAACCATTCCTTTGTAAATATTTCAGGGCTGTTAGTTGTGGCCGCTTCTTTTACCGCATCTAGCAATACGCCTTTTTCTTCATGCAGTGAAGGTATCGCCTGATACCAAACTTCTTGATCCATATAATCAAAATCATCTGTTGATGGACACCATTCAAACCATGCCAATTTGTTTTGCGGTTCGGCTATTTCGCGGTGGCCTATTTCCCGATAATGCTCTAACAACTCAGATTCACCAGGCCTGCCAGCATTAGATAGAATCCATAATTGACCGTTGCGCTTTGTTGCAAGGGTTGGTTGTAAATTAGCAATAAGTGATAGTGGATGGGTCAATGCTTCATCAATAACCATTAAATTCAAACTAAGGCCGCGTGCGCCTTTGTCGTTAGGTGTGACAATTCCATAAGTTGAGCCGTTACGCATGTATATCTTCTCACTGCCATTAACCCTAGATACTCTAGCAATGCGTTTAGCAAATTTAGGCGACATTTGAAAACTTAGTAAATGTTCTTCCCACTTACCTTTAGCCATATTACGATCTTGGGCTGTATAGGCAACATGTCTTTTAGGTTGTAACAACTCATAAGCAATACGCGTTTCAATAAGTTTGCTTTTTCCGTTTTGGCGACCTACCTGGGCGCATACTGATCTGTACTTGTACAAACCGGTTGCATCTTTTTCTAAACCTACATCCGCTACATAGCGTTGCCAATCAAATAAATCAAAACCTAATAATTTTGCTACCTGGGCTAATTTATCGCCATCTGTTTCACATGCTTGATCTCTTAGTGATGCCCATCTAGGCGTACATAAGGATTTATTCAAATATGTCATCCTCATCAGGCAATGCACATGAATCCCATATTTCGCGTAACTCTTTAGATATGGATGGGATAGTATGACCGCCTTTACCGGATTCTTCAATACGATCCCATGCGCGTGCAAGGCCTAATAGCATTTCGCGTTTAACCGTATCAATGTCATTACGGCCAGTGATAGCCTTAACCATTGCGGTGGTATGCCTACCTAACTTCTTTTTAGGCTTACCACTTGCGACTATTTTTAATTTGTTTGCGTTTTGCATTTCCATATTTAGCCCCCCTTGAATAGTTACAACTTGCGCATGATGGTCTTAATGAACCCACCCAAAGTTCCGGTGACGGAAAGGAATCAATGGGTGGTTCATGGTCTAGCGTGGTTGCAACAGCCTTTTTACAGTAAAAACATTTCGGCTGTTGAGCCAAAACAATTTCTCTGATTTTCTTATATTCCGCATTATATTTTCTACTTTTTAAAGTTTTCATTTTAAATTTTGTTTTTTTCTAAACAATTTTGGATGCGCCGGGGAGAGAGAAAAGCCGAACGGCGGCGTATTATAGCCACGCTCAAAATAGGAAAAAACACGCTCATTATTTAATCTACCTTGCTAACTAAGATAGACACATTGGTGCTACCAGTACCAGTAATTGCCCAAAGTTCTTCGCCATCTTGCAAATCCAAAGTAAGTTTGTCATTGTTATCCAACTTCAAACCATTGCTACTAGTAACCCCGGCGTTGCCAACATATACCGTGCCGGATTCACAATGCAACCTTACATGTCTTGATACATTATCTACATCAATTACTTTTACTCTAGTTGTTGTTACTGCTACTTGTGATGTCACTATCGCCATTGATCTGTTCCTCACTCTGTAATCTCTTGCGCCTGAAGCGGTCAAAGTCTTTGTGCTGTTTAGCACCTATCCACATCTTGCGTTGGTGTTCCATCTGTACACCGGTATGAGCATGTAGTTTATACCCAAAACTCTTAGCCCTAATGCAAAACAGTAAGTCCTCACCAACCCATTCTTTATGCAATGGCATATCCTGATAGAAGCCCCACTTATCACCTTGATGTACTTGGTCAGCCTCTTTAACAAACCTTTCAAACACTGATCTATGTATGATGATTGCACCTGTACCAGCCGCATCTACTTCAATCACACTATCTTCTTCATAGTCATGTATAGCGTATAAACCGTTATCACTGCCCATCTTAAAAATGCAAGGCACTGGTTCTAGGTATAACTCACCGACTTCCCAGCCACCATGTACTACACCGGACACAATAGGCCGCTTATCTTTATCTGCGGCGGCCACCAACTTCTTAAAATGATCTACTGTAAATCTTTGATCAGTATCTATCTGCAATAGCCAATCATCTGTTGTTTTCTCTAAGAAAGTTGCAACTATCTGATTGCGTAACCTACTGATAACACCTGATCCTTGTAATGATATAAACTGACCCAACTGTTTTTGTGATCTAGCCACATCTAAAATGCTTGTCATAAAATCTGTTACTACATAACCAGGTGATGTAATCCCAATTGTAATTTTCTCTGTATCTTTCAATGCCAACCCTTCTTTAAAAAATGATTCCATGCGGCACATGCGTTAGGTATTTGGTTGGCTTTATCAACCCATCCATACCTGTTGCCAATATAACGCACGCCCCATTGTATTTGTTCAATTCCGCCTACTTTTGCAAGGTATGTTGATCTACCCTGGGGTATTCCTATATGGCTACCATTCCGGGCTTTTGGATTGAAATTACTCTCTTTTGAATATAGGTCTATCAAACAATAAGTCTGATCAATATCATTTAATGTCATCAATATGTATTGCTTATAGTGTGTAGGTTTGTAATTTGAATCAGATACCGCTCTATCAAAGGCTAATGGGTTAAAAACACATAGAGCGATCCCTAATAGCCAGCACCACGCGAACTCACCCTTGCAGGGTTCGCGTTTTTGCCTTTGGGGCAAATGCTTACTAGAGCCTACCATACGGTTAAAAATCATCTAAACATAACTCCTAAATCTATCTCAATATGTGAGATGTGATCTACATCACATTAACTCAATTTCTTTTGAGTTCTTGTAATCAAATAACACACATAACAGGATTGACCAGGCATGACCCAGTTACCACATTTACATCTGATTGGTTCGCTCATTTGCTCTCTCTAAAAGGATGTCCACTAATTCAATAAAAGGCCGGCAATGGCGTTTACGCACCATGTAAAAAGATTCTTCAATATCCCTTTGTGCATCATAAAATGTTTGTATAGTCCAATCGTACTTTGTAGATACCGGTATAACAAAGATTCCCTGGGTAATTTGGCTAATCATTACATAGGCAAACGGCTTAATAATTTTGCTATCAAAGCCACTGACCGTATCCACAATTACTGGGTTATATGGAAAATCATCAACATTTTGAAAAGATCGGCTACTACTTTTAACTTCCAAAACTAGATCATCAACTATCACATCCTTTTCATTTAAGGTTTTATCTTTGATTTCATCATGGGTTGTAGCAATCGTAAATTCAGGTACATCTACCTTTGGCATACCAAAATGTTGCAACAAGTCAGCCACATAAAGGTTGTAGCCATGACCTTCACGCATGGCTTTGTGATAGTCAAATTTAGTCATTTTTGTAATCTATGTGATTGATGCAACCACAACCGGCGCATTTGCGTACGCCGTTTATGTTTAACATTCTAGGGTCATTGCAAACTTCACAACATTGACTCATTGGCACAATATCTAATTCAACGCCATTTTCAGTAAATGTGGCTCTGACCCCAGTTGGGTCAATCATTTCTAAATCACCCAAGGCGCACCTCGTTTTCACATTTGCAAAGTGTTAATCTGATTTCCTCATTATGACATGTTTCAAGGAAATAACCTTTGCTGTCAATTGCTACTCTATGTATTTTCATTTCGGATTCTGATTTAATTTGATTCATTATTCATCTCCTTTAAAGAACCATTTTCCATCTTTACTCATGGATGCCCATCTTGCATCACAACTTTTTGCAGGGCAGACATATCCATAAAAAGGCGTACCACGGCCTTTAGCAATTCCGGTCTTTAATACCATTTCACCGTGATCACAATATTGAACTGCCGGGGTTGTAGTTGCTACTGCATCAACTACTTGTTCAAGGCTCATTGGTACAGGATTAGATTCCTGTTCAAATGATGTGCGCAATGCTCTTTCCATTAACGCTGACTTTGATCCAGGTCTGCCATAAATAGTTGCAGGCTCAGGTGTAGGTTCAACTGGCCTATCCAATAACTCTGAATCTAAAGATTGTGTTGGTGTGATAGCCCATGATTGCCGGGCTTTAGCCGCCATCACTTCTTGTTTAGATGCAACGCGCTTTGTAGCAGATTTCATGGCCGCTACTATGGCGCGCCCCCAAGCACTTGTTTCGCAAATCATAAGTTCACTACCGGCGGTCATGCCTTTACCTGGGATTTGTTCCCAGGCAACTGCAACCCCAGGGCGAACATCATGCGGATCACGGTAACAAGCGGCGGTATAAACCACATAGGTTTTACCTTCTACCTGCACAATGTCATAAGGCTTATTGGGATTATACGGTTGCAGTGATGCTTCCGGATAGGCTTCCTTTAGTTGGGCTATGCGTTCGGCCACATCAACATAATCATTCATGTTCACTATTTGTTTTCCTTATCCCAAAGGCTAACAACCTTCTCCATTAAATATTCATTGTCGGCTTCAAGCATTTTTTGTCGCATAGATGGATGACTTCTAACAGTAAATTTTTCTACCTTTACATTTGTTTGTTTTGTATCGGCAGTACCGCGTTTATAGCCACTCTTAAAGCCTTTGTCGTAGCCATTTTCAACTGCCACCATCCAGGTGACACCAATTAACAATGCCACCAAAGTAAATAAGGTGATTGTTACTAACCAACCGTATATCTCATAGTTCATATTTCACCGCTTCCTTGAACTTGTCTAACCAATAGGCTTCAACCATTTTGGCTGACAGCCTTCCTCTAACCTGTTTTGCGCCTATTGCTTTTTTGGCGTGTTTGCGAATTAGAGAAGCCTTTACAAAGTGCTTACCTTTTGCATCAACATAAGCACCTGATTGTTTGTCATATTTGACTAATTCCAAGTCATTACCTTTTCTAATTCAGCCGGTAATTCAACCGGATCAACATCATTTATCACCTGATAAACAGTGCCGTTTGGGTGTATAGATGGTGGTAGCACAACATAACCTTTGTGCTTAATATCTATACCTGGTATTAACTTGCCTTTGAATTGCTTTGTTTTATCGGCAAGGTAATAGAAGTGATAGCCATTATCTGTTTTAACTGTATGCGTATTGCTAGTTAAACATATACGGCGATACTGTTCCCATAGAATCCTGGATGAAATATTGCGTATATCAAAATCTAAAACTACAAGATTTGATTGGGCAATTGCTAAACCAATGTTTAAGTCAGGATCATTTTTAAACCAATTTTTTACAATTGATTTATCACTACTTGCATCAAGATAGCCATGCCGTAAAAATTTACAAGGTTCTTTAGATTGTGGCTTTAATGGTAGAACCCACCAACCTTTTTCTAAGTAGGCTACGGCGTTCATTTAGCACCGCCAAAAGATAGGTGCATGTAATCCCTGGGATGTAACTTTTTATGATAAACAGATTTGTCTGAATCATCAGCATGTATATCAAATTGTATTGGGATAATAAACCTAAATTTAGGATCAATTAAAACTTCATTGTCCTTAAATAGATTTTGCAATGTAGTGTTCATAACCTGTTTTGGTTCTGTCACTTCCAATATGTCAGCCATGATCTTTACGGTTACCCACACACTAACCTTTTGTTTTTTAATCATTGGTTAGCCAATTCTTTTTCACACTTTTTGCATACCTTTTCAGGGATAAAATAATAACCAAATTGCCATTTATAGTCATCATCATTTTCCCATTTTGTATCTACATCCAAAGACAATGGTTCTCCGCAAAGAGTCAAATAATAAATATCTTTGAATGTTGGGTCTTTTATATGCCAATTGGTAGTACGCATATCACCTCGTTTTTGCAACCAACATTTATTAACGACTTCGTTAGTTTTAGTCATTACTTACCTTCCTTTCGGTAACACTGATCCATTGAGCGTTCATTATGCGATCCGCTTCACGCCGCCGTAATAACCATCTTTAATGTCATTCTCCACATGTTTGACTAATTGTGAGCCAACCAAATATTTCCATGACATATCTGTTTTTAATGTTTGATGTTTTCTTATAATTTCATAACTAACATCATCAAAAACTTTGATAGTTATAGTTTTTGTAGCATTTTGAAACATTGCAATGATGCCTGGTAATTCAGACATGTCTGCCTTGTTAAGTTGTACTTTCATAATTAACCCCTTCCGGTCAATTGCTTTTACAAATGCAATTAAACACTAAGGGGCTGACAATTGCCATTACCTAGATGGCTTTTCTCCAATTATTTTTGTGATTTAGGTCACCCAAAGGCTTTACCCATAGCAGTGAACGACCCATCAGTGTTAAATGGAATCATCTCTACGCTCACATTGCCACGCTTGATATGGATGATTACCGCACCGGCCTGCCAATTGGCGTATCCTTTGGTGTAGGACATCTTTTTTAGGTCAGCCGTATGACCACACTCAACCCCCACTAAAACACGCTCTAATCGGCCATTAAAGGCTTCTGAAGCACATGTGTAGCCCAACCTGTGAGTATGCCCCGAAATTACTGACCGCCCCCACCTTTTACTAAGGTTAAGTGCCGTTTGCCCGGCTATGTTAGATATGACCCCTTCATCCCCATGACAAAGTACAAAGTTAGTGCCAGGTATCGCATAGGGCTGTTTAGCGTAATGGATGCCTAGATCATCAAAGCGCATGAAATTTGCATACTGTAATTCAGGTAATCCCATAAGCCCTGGGATGCGCTGTAAGGATTTGTACAATCTATCGGAATGATTTGATCTACTGACTACATCAGTTTTTAGATCATAAAGAATATTTTGGCAGGTAATCCGGTCATCATCTAGGGTTTGCATGAATGATTCGGCTTTGCCATCTGCGAATCTAGAAATAGTATTGAAATCCATTTCATCACCAACATTAAGAACCAAATCAAACTTAAAGGCTTTGACCAACTTTTTTAAGTTAGTGACCGCTTCTGAAAAATGAAATGGAACTTGCAAGTCACTGACCACAAGATATTTTGCGTTAAATGATTTATCGCGCTTAATCTTCATCCTCATCTTCTGTCGGATCAATTCGGGGAATGATCTCAGTGGGTTGGTTACCTGGATTGATCCAATCAGGCATAGATGCACCTGGTTCTGTAATTAACCAAAATGCAACATCATGGCTAAAACCTGCGGCTTTGGCCGCTTTAAAAATTTCGTTTAATGTTATGTAATGATTTTCTAATTTGTTCAATGCTTCAGCCTTGCGCGGCGCACGCCGCCTACGCTGTGGTGCTTTTCTAGGTTTTTTATTAGCCATAGTCACCAATTTTAGATCATACTAATCCGCGAATGGCACGATCAACGCCTTCTTCTAAACTTATTTTTGGTGTGTAGTAATCGCTCATCATGGTTGGGTCACCTACCCGGTAAGGCACACCTGCCGGCTTATCGGTTAGTATCCTAAAATTTTGAGCCTTCTTTTCATATCCCAGGGTTTTTAATGCTATCTGCGCTAACTCCAAGAAGTTTGTTGGCCTGCCTGTACAAAGATTAACCGTTTGATTGCAATCATTTTTAACCATAGTTATGACCGCATCTACTATGTCATCAATGTGTATGAAGTCCCTGGTAGTGCTTGCCTTACCCCAAATGTTAAATGGGTTAGCGTTCATAATGGCGCGTTCAATGATTGATGGGAATGGATAATCTAAATCCTGATCTGTGCCATAACCGCTAAATGGCCTAAGGGTTAATACCTTTGTACCTTCTTCACGCAAATAATTCATTAACATTTCACCGGTTAATTTTGACCAACCGTAAGACATGTCCGGCCTGCCCATCTTATTAAAGTTAATATCTTTTTCTTTTAACTTACGCTTCTTAGATAATGTTTGTAACTCTGTTGGATATGCGGCTGATGAAGAAAAATAAACAACATAAGGTTGTTCTGTTCGCATAGCCCAGGTTGCAAACTCAGCATCAATGGCTAGATCAACGGCTAACGCCAATGGTTCATTTTCAATCATCATACGACCACCAACTACGGCGGCTAGGTGGATTACAAGATCGTATTGTTTTTTATCTAATTGAAAGAACTTACGACAATCAACACCGTTCTTTAAATCTACTAAAGTTAGATTAGCGTGTGGCAATGCACGCCTAAAAGCACGACCAACAAAACCATGTGATCCAGTGATCAGTATATTCATCTATATTTTCTTACTAACTCTGCATACTCCGCGCTTGTAAAATATCTTTGTAGTGTTAATAAATCTTGTTCATACCATTTAGGTTGATTTACCCTGGCATAACCTTCATCCATTTCAGCCTTGCCTGCTATTGGATGTAGATGCTCAATAATTACATCAGGTAAGTATTTTAAGTATTCTAAGTCTAGCCCTAATTGTTTTACAAAATTATCAAAAAATAAGTGTACGCAACCTGGAAATGTCATACCTTGTAATGCTTCTACTAAATCCCGGCTCATACCAAATGCTGTTGGTAAATTGTTACCTTGCAATAAATCATCACCATAAACTATTCCAGTGTTTTGACTTAACGCCTGAATAAAGGCTTTATCCCAACCTTGCGTTCTAGGAAGGTGATCATCACCCATGAAAACAAAATAATCATATAAAGGATATTTAGTAATATCCAAAAGATTAACTGCACCGGTATTAAGAGATTTAGCACAACCACCTGTTTTATTATCTGCCGGTAGTTTTTTGTAATTTTGGCTTTTTGCATATTCATCCCATTTTGGATCATCATTATCTATAATCACATATAGATCGGCTTCAGTATTTGTATCTTTAAAAGCCTGTGCCAATCGTTCGGCATTTTCAGGCCTACCCCTACTAGGTACAACCACACACATCTTCATGGCAATAGGGTAGGGGATAGGGCTGACTTACTTTTGAGAAATGAGAATTTGGTATAGCGTGTCTAACTTAGATTCAATCCGGGCAACCCGGCCTTCTAGGTTATGTCCACCATTGCCATCAGGTTTTAACTCACTTAAATAATGCTTCACCAACCAGCGTACTGAAGCAATAAATGAGCCAATTATTGTGACAATAGATACGACTAATGCCATCCAATCATTTGCGGTCATTTGCTATT